AACACATGGACTAGTATTTGCTAAACAAGGACACACATGGGATTATAGTTTTTATAAACAGATTGTAGAAACGTTAAAAAACGGGTCTATTATTGGCTGGTCACCGGTTTATACAGATTACAAGCTAGCAGCAATATTAGCTGGATTAGGTGTTCGTGCTAAAAATAGTTTAGTGTATAGTTTTAAATTTGGGTTCGATTGTCATTACGCTACAGTTGGATTTACAACAAGGCTAGTAGACTTGCCTGACAGAAGTAAAAAAGTTAATACTAAACTTTGGAAAAAATGTGAAGGATGTAACGATTGCGCAGTAAATTGTCCGGCAAATGCTATACACTTAAATAAAGAGCCTTATTGGCTAGACGGCGGCGCTTGTGAAAATTTTATCTTTTTTGGCGAGCATGAAACTGTACCTAACGTAAGGGATTACTGGCATAAAAACGTACATCCTGAATATAATACCGATATAGTTAAAAGTGTTAAACATGTTAAAGACTTGCATCTGATTAATGGAATGAAATGGGACGCACGTGGTTACGAATATGATGGTAACGTAACCACAAAAGACGGAGTGCCTGTTTATATTCCACATTGTAGAGAATGTACAAGTCAGCCACGCTGTAGTAAATGGAATGGAAAGTATCCGTATGAATAACGGTTATATTAATTTAGGAAATTATCGTGTTTATACTAGTGACGAAACTGACGGATTTGGGTACTTAACAGTTAAAGATGCAATTAGTTGTTTTCATCACTTTGCACAAGGTCGCCAATTTGAAAATGCACTAGAGTGGTGTTGTGGTCCTGGGTATTTTGGATTAGCAACACTACAAACAGGACTCGCTAAACAAGTTAGTTTTAGTGATATATCATTATATGCAAGAGATGTTATAACACAAACAATAAAGTATAACAACTTATCATGCAAGTTTTATTTGAGCGATAACTTTAAACGTATTCCCAAACAACAGTTTGATTTAATAGTTGCCAATCCTCCGCATTTTAACTTTGACTTACCTGCATGGCATGACGACGGTACGGTAACTGAACATGAACATCGAAAAATGCGTGATCTAAATTGGGATATTCATCGTAACTTTTTTAATACAGTAAATGAATACTTAACAGATGATGGGAAAATTATGCTAATGGAAAACGTAACAGGATCTAATCCCGATACGTTTTCTGAAATGTTAAAAGAAAATAATTTAGAGATTACAAATTACAGTCAAAGTATTGCACACGCAGATTATGTTTATTACATTGAAATTTCTAAACACCCAGAGGCCGGTAGTTAATCACATCTTGTTCACTATTAAACAGGTTTTTATGAAACCCTGTTTGTAAATCAATTTGTTCGTTGTATCTATAAAATCTTACAATCTTTTGTGCTAGTACAGTGTGATTGTCTTCACTTAAATGACACAGTCGACGATCCATTCCGTTCCATAATTTAGATAGAAAGATATGTTTAATGTCAGAGTCGCCAAATTCTCTTTCGTCGACTCCTGTCAAACAGTTTGCAATGTTATTGTCTGGTTTAATATGATAATGCCATGGTGTTTCGTCAAACGCAGGAAGTAAACACAATTTTACACCTGCAGATTGTGCAAAACTATAACACCAAGATAAAAACTGTTCCTGATACAATTTAGACAGCACTAAATGTTGATCAATAAAAGTTTCTTTGTATTCTTTAATAGCTCGTGCTTGCTTTTTAGTTAGAAACTTGTTAATATTTTCTAAGTAAATATTTCCACAATCAGGTTTGTCTTTTATAAACCATCGTCTGTTAATGTGACTTGAAATAATAATTAAGTAATCATCTTTCTTAAAATCTAGTGTAAACTTTTTAACTTCATTCATAATCCATTCGTTACTTACGCCTGGAAGACCATGCCAATGTGCGTGTTGTATAGGCAAGTTTCGTCCTACTTGCTGCATCCATACCCAGTTGGGCATATCATTATCATCTAAATCATGATAATGAAAATTCCTAACAGTTGCAAAACTATCACCAAAAACCCAAAGTTTACTCAACGTTGACTATCTCCTTTGAAGATTCTGTAATTATCTTCAACACTGTCTGGAGTGCTTACTTCAATAATAATACTATTATCTTCCATAGCAATCAATTGATGAGGCAACATCGGTTCGTTACGCCAGGTTTCGCCTTTGGTTAATACAGTTGTTTCCATATCGGCAGTTTGTGTATTCATGGTATGCAATGTGAAACTACCGTTAAGTACATACCAACTTTCGTCTTTATCTTTGTGAAAGTGCATGCTAAACTTTGAACCTTTTTTGTCAAAGAACATTAGTTTACCGCAGTACTTGTCGTTAGTAGCCCATATTAGTTCACGGCCCCAACCTTTTTCTTGAACACCATTAAGCTGTGTCATATTGCATCCTTTCGATAGTACTTGTTGAACTGTGGCCTTCTACTGTAGGTACAATATGCACAGGTGCTAAGTCATGTCCTACAATTTCTTCTACAGTGTAATCTCCGCCTTTGACAATCATGTCAGGCTTTAGTTGTTTAATTAATTCGTATGGAGTGTCTTGATCAAATACCATTACTTCATCTACATAAGGTATAAGATCAAGTTGTTCTTGTCTTGTTTGTTGATTGTTAATAGGACGACTGTTTCCTTTAAGACGCTTAACACTTGCATCACTATTTAATCCTACAACCAATTTGTCTCCTAAACTGCGAGCTTCTTTGAGCAGTGTTAAATGTCCTTTGTGTAATATGTCAAAACAACCATTGGTGAATATTACACGTTTTTGTAAATCTTTTTCTTTAAGAATGTATGTACCAACGTGTTTGACACTTTCAGTTGAACCTTTAACAGCCAGTTCAACAGCCTTTTTATAATCATAACCTTTGGTAAGTGCGTATACAAATGCCGCTAAGAAACAATCACCAGCACCTGTAACATCTGAGACTTCTACTGGTTCTACAGGAATATTATATACTTGCTTGTCTATTGCAGCCATTACGCTTTCGCTTGCATTGGTTATAATTATGTTACTGGGCCAATCAGTAAATCCAAAATTAGTGTATTCTTTGTGATTGGGTTTAACTAGCCACGCATCTTTATAATAGTGTGCAGGTCGTTTTGGATCTACAATAGTATAACAACCTGCACTATTTGCCATTGCGATGATTTCATCAGCAAAGTCTAGCACACCTTTGTTATAATCACTCAGTATAACGTAATCGTAATTGCCAAAGTCGGTGTCTCGTAATTCTTCTAGTATTTCATATCCGTCAGCACGATAATCTTCGTCAATTCTTGTTACATAATGTCCATCACACATAACTCTGGTTTTGATACTTTTGGGTTGATCATAGTCATATAACACTGTGTCAACTCCAAGACTACGCAAGTTTTCGTAGACTAGTCCAGCACCGCCAATTGTTTCTTTAACCTGATCTTGATTTACCACAGGAACAGGAGCCTCTGGACTTAGTCTAGTACTAGAACCATAAATGTACTTGTCAACAATAATATCGCCGATTACTAGTACTTTCATAGATTGGCCTCTACAAATTCTTCAGGAGTAATAAATTTGTAGTCTCCTATTTTCTTAGAAAGTTTGTTGTTGTTACTGCGAGTATACATTTGATAGATACCTTCAAGTTCTTTAGGTACTTCGATGTATTCAATTTCTGCATTGTACTTTCTAGCAATCAGTTCTCCCCATTTTTGAAAACTGTAGGTATCTCCTGTACCTAAGTTACAAATAAAAGAATGATGATATTTTTTATGACAATCGTACATGATCTTAACAACATCATCAACACAAATGAAATCTCTGTGTACTCGTTGACTGTTTCTAAAAAGTTTAATTACACCAGTGTTACGTGCTTGATGTATAAAGTTACTGTAAGGACTTGCCATACCTGCATTTACTTTGTGTTGTTCTCTGTTGCCGTATACATTAAAGAAACGCCAACTTTGTGTTTGTGCAGTATTAGATACAAGTAAATTATCGCACATCATTTTAGTTGCAGCATACATGTTTTTAGGTGCTTCGTTTTTGGGAGTTTCTTCGGTATCTTCGTTATCTCCATAAACACTGGCACTGCTAGCAAACACAATGTCTTGTGCAGTTTCTAATAGCTGTCTAGTGTACATAACGTTACTTTGGTATATGCTATCCCAATCGTCACTACTGGTTTTGCTGTTAGCACCTAAGTGCCAAACTGTATCTTGTCTTAAATTTCTTTTTAGCAGTTCGTCTGGGTGTATAAAATCTTCAAACTCTAAACCTGCTAAATTTTGTACTTTATGTTGATTAAGTGTATCAGCACAAATAATGTCTTTATGTCCTTGGCTGTTCAAATAAGCAACCATGTTACTGCCAATAAAACCAGCAGCGCCTGTTACAATATGCATTCATGCCTCCATTTGTATTATTATATATGGTTTTGTGCAATTAGTCAACTAGCTAAATAACATAGTATTTAATAAAGGACGCATCATGAACATTAAAAAGTATGTCTATATGGCATTTGGTTTTTTCTGCTTAGGCATGGCTTATATTGGAATTGTAGTACCAGGAATACCGTTTAGTATATTTCTTGTAATGGCAGCTTGGGCTTTTGCTAAAAGTTCAAAACGCATGCATGATTGGTTATACAATCACAAGTGGTTTGGACCGTTTTTAACCAATTGGACACAGAAGAAAGTATTTCCAACATACGGCAAATATGCAATGGTAGCAGTAATGACCAGCAGTTTAGGATTTTTATGGATCAGTACAAACAATATCAATGCAGTTTTATGGAGTGGTGGATTTATGTTATTGGTTGCAATATGGGCATGGCGTTATCCAGGCAGTGTAGAAGAATGGCAAAGTCGTAAAGATAGTGGCAAAAAGATTGCTTGGCTAAAATGAGTGTAATCTGGGAAAAAATGTTGGAGTGCGAAAGTGCTATTATCGACAAATGTGCATCAATGGGAGAAGAACAGTTTGATGATCCAGAGTTTGGATGGCTCAATCGTGTGTTCAAAGGAGAACATTTTCGCAGAGCTCACATAGACAGTGTTGATGCAAGAGAAAGCAAAGGCTTGTATATGACACACATTTGTATTTTTCCAAATTGGGATAATGATGCTCCTATATATGGCTTTGATATTGTATGTGGACGCAACAAAGTAACAGGTGCATTTCATGATTACTCGCCCACACTAGATTGGGAACACCCGATGGTTAACTTGTTTGGCGACTTTGTGAGTGAATTAGAATGGCGCAAGACCAGAGAACTTCCGCCTTGGGCGCAAGCAATATTCAGCAAACACATGGTAGCTGCTAGTAATGTTAAAGAAGATGAAATAGATCAAGTTATTACTATGGCATTGGACAATTTGGATACATACTTAGCTGAGCTTCCAAAGTATACTACATCTAGTGCCAATACCGCTTTAATTCGTGAAAAACAAAATAGATATTGTTATTATCAAAAGCAGAATCCCCATACACCTAAAGTTATGGAAAGTCTAGGACTTCCTGCAGATGATGTTAAACATTTTATTGAAGATTGTTTGTTTCCGGAAGTTTAGAAAGTATCTAGCCAATTTGGCAAATCTAATTTGTCTTTTTGACGTTCATAGATAGTTTGTATTTTTTCTGTCATCTCATTGTTTTGTAACACAAGATATGCGCCTCTGTGTAACGGCTTGGGCCAGCATCCTAGTTCTACCCAAGCATACCCACTGCTTTCGTGATTACACTGTGGAATAAATTCTTCAAACACTGTGATACAAAAAGCATTGTAAGTAAACTTTCCATCATCACTGAGAAAGGTGTGTAGCGGATAAACTTTTTCAATGTCAGGTAATGGGCCTAGTTCTTCTTTGCATTCACGCAACAGTGTTTCAACAGGACGTTCTTTGCGTTCTGCTTTGCCGCCCCAAAAACTCCATTTAAGTGCATGACTTGATGTTTTACTTCTTTGCTGTAACATTATTCTGCCTGTGTCAAGAGCCAGAAAACAGCCTCCGCTTGCTTGTATCATTAGATGTAAATTCGCCAAAATCCAGGATTGTATGTACCTTCAAATGTGTTAATCCATTTGGTTCCTGTCCATTTTAAACTGTCTAGTGTTGTTGTGTTTGTTGTGTATTCTATGTTAGTAACTGTACTTGCGTCAAATACTACATTCCAAGATCCGCTGTTGTATTCGATAATATCATTTACACTGGCTGTACTTCCTCCCCAGCCTGCAGGAGCACCTAATGGCAAGTCAGTTAAAATAAGATATCTGTCTCCGTTTGTAGCAGGAGTAAGTGTTCCGTCACCAGGATAATTTAATTGTGGATTGATTACTGCATCCACAGTTCCTTGTGTGTTACTTGGAATAGTACTAGAGTCTATAGTAATATCAAGTAGATTTGCATTTGCTTTGTTCACAGTGATATTGCCAACAATGTCGTTTGTGACATTGCTAGGATCTTCTGTTGTTTTTAAACGTATTTGACTGATGCTATCTCTGAACTCTCCAAACGGTTCAAACACATCTTCCCAACTTAACACATTTCCTGCACTGTCTAGGTTGCTGCCTGTTAAGCTCAACAACTGTGCAGTAGCATTTCCGTTGTTGTCGATTTCAAATTTCATCTTGTGTTGATCTAATGTAACAACTTGGAAACTAGTAAAGATTGGAGTGTAACTTCCGCCTGCTCTTAGACTTTCTAGTCCTGCATCATTTACTTCGTCGATGTTGTCAATGATAGTATGAATAACAGTGTTGCGTAGAACTTTAGCAGGAGGATTGATCAGTACAGGCAATTGGAAAGTAAGTGTACTGATATCAATGATATCGTCTACACCACTAGGTATTGCTCGCATGCTCCATGTTGTACTAATCAATTCAACATAGCTCAGTGTACTCCAATCTAGCGCATTGTCATTGGTGTGTATGTTCAGTGTTGGGTTGAACAGCACTAGTATTTGTTCTAATAATTGTAGTTTTTGCTCTGTGTTTGATGTCCATAAATCTACCTGCATAGTCATTGTATAAGGCACAGGTTGGTGACGTTTAATACTGTAAACGTTTCCTACTTCATCTTCGTAACTGTTGGTAACTTCGTTGTATTTTTTCTCATATACAGGCAGAGTTTCTTCGAACTGTGGATATGTTCTACTCTGAGGAGCGACTTCTAATCCTGTTACATGACAACTGATAAATGGTGTTGTTTGCAACATGTTTTCACTGTTTTCTCTGACAATGTGTGCTGCCATTCTACTGACATCACCATAACGCACAGGCACTGTTTGATATACAATGTTGCCTTCGTTATTGGTGTGCATAGCAACTTGGAAACCTGCAAAGATACGAATAAACTGCTGAATATATTTTCGCAGTTGTTTATCGTAAAAATACGGTACCGCTGTTATTTTTGAACTTTCGTATGCCATGTGTGTCCTTA